GATTCCTCAGTTTTGTATGTTGTTTGATTTTTAACACTTTCATTCCAACGAATAAATCGAGGTTTTAGTCCGGGCCAACCAGAACGACCAAACAAAGCAATACACTCATCTTTATCTTGATGTATTGCAAATGTGATGCCATGAGGACAACCTGTGTCGTGAGTTTCTAGTATGTCTTTTACTTGTTTACTCATCAGACCACCTCCACACGCTGGCTCAAAGCTTTTGTTTTGCAGTATTCACAATGACCACATGGTGTTGCCCATTCTTTACCTTTTTTAACATCGTCAAGATGCTTAATAAGCATAGATAACTCAGATAACTCATACTCGAGTTTTTCCTGCGATTGGAAAACAATCGCTCTGGTATCGGGGGTCGTCTCTTTTGTCACTGCGTAGATGATAGGGGTGAACTTTTTGCCATACTTATCTTCTAGCATTTTCTTATACGCTGCCATCTGCAAGATATATCCCCAAGCTTCGAACCAGCGGACTTGAATATTTCGCCCGCTTGCTTCATCCTGAACCCAAACCATGCTATCAATGTCAGATTTCGTGGTCTTAATATCCACGAAATACCCTTTTTCAACATTGAGACAGTCAATCTTGCCTTTAAATTCCACTCCTTCGATTTCGCCTGTGACAGCAACCTCTTTCTGACCGACATAATACTCCATAAATTGCTTGTCAGCTTCCAGTCGCTCGATCATTCGCTGGCCGACTAAGAAGTCAGATTTTAACTGACCTTTGGTTTTCCCGGTTTTCGAAATCATGACATCTGCATTTTCATCCATAAACTTCTTATGTGCTTCTGGACTTTCAAAATAGCTGTGAACCATGTTACCAACCAAGAGGGCTGTGTTGTCTCTTTGGTCTTCCCATTCTCCCTCTAGCTCCGCCAATGCCCGTGCTTCGCACTCCCTAAATCGCTTGTATTGCGAGATGGACCAGTAGCGACGTGCAGAATCTACCGAGTAGTAATCTTTTCCAAGTAAATCCATTGTCATTTCATCTCCACCTTTACTGATTTTGTTTGTGGCTCAAATTGAACGCCATGAGCATTGAGCCATTCTTTAAATTGCTCCTTTGTTTCCTTTGCGTTTTCTGCTGGAAAAATTAAATCTACAGTAAATTTGTAACCATATTTTTTAACGCCATCCTCAGAAGCCATATTTTGCGATTTTCGGCCTGTTTCTTGCTCTAGGGTATGATTGCCCCCTGAACTGCTTTCTGACCCAAATTCAGGCTGATTTTGGGCGTAGAATTGATCCTGAGTATCTTGTTTCGCTTCTGCTTTGGTCCGTCTAAGTTCATCTGCGTCTGCATGTAAGATATCAATAGTATCCAAAGCAGAGCGCCCCTCTCTTAGCAAATCAACGTACTTTTCAGGATTCAAACCTTTAGCTACTGCGATAGCAGTCATTTCATCAATACGCTTTTTTAGTTCGGTTTCCGCTTTAGCTCGTTCAGCTAATGTCTTGTCATCAAGAATTGCTTGCAAAACATCAACAAGTTTCGCTCCCTGGTCATAACTGCGAATGTAGACAGTAGGTCCGAAACCAGCTTTAGCTGCCGCTTCTGTAATCTGGATAAGTCCAGCTTCACGTTGTTGCTTCTTAGCGGCTTCTTCTGCAACCAATCCGACAATCATCTTAGAAGTAGCTTGATTGATTCGCACGTTATCGGCCATAAAACACTTCTTCTTACTGAAATCGTCAAAGTAAATAGCAAATAATTTGATGTCAAGTTCTGTACCACTTTCTGCGATTGCAGATTCAAAAGCTTCTCTGACCGTTTCCTTTCGGGCTTCTGTTTCTCTCTCCTCAAACTCCCTGATTTGATTTTTAATGTCTGTCTGCAAGGTTTTGATAGGGTCTAATATGCTTTCAACCCAAGCCTTTGCTTCATCAAGAGGTTTAGAGTAGTCTTTCAGTTGGTTTTTGAGTTCTTGTTCAATTTGACGTTGCACTCGTCCCAATTCATCTTTAACCTTAGTATCATCTGACAAAGTTTCTTCTGTCACGATATAGCCAGCGTATTTCTTTTGATAGGCGGCCAAAGCCTGTTCTAAAACTTCCTTTCCTTGGATTTCGATTTCGGCGGCTTTTAGAGTAAAACCAATCTCTAAATCTGTTACTGGAACAAGTTCCAAACTATCCGTTACATCTTTCAATTCTTCAGTCATTTTAGAAATCCTCCCCTTCTAACATGTCCATTTGACCGTTTTCTGGCTCTTGGTCAATTACTTTGCCTGTTTCTTCTGGAGCACCTAACAAATCAGATAGATTGTCAGATTCTGGAGGTGTGACGTCCTTTGCTCTCTTCACTTCGTTTACGTTGGAATCTTCGTTATCGGCAATGATAGCTTCCTGTAACTCCGTTGAGAGAGGAGCATATTTGCTTAAAAGCTCTTTGATAAGTGTTTTTTGAGCCATGGCATCAAATTCAGTTTTCCAAGGAGTTCCAGATTTAAAATCTCCAATCTGCTTGTCGTAGGTTTTAGAATATTTCTGAGCATGTGCTATGACTTTTTCTTTTTTCCAGAAAATCATCTTTCTAAATCCATTGATCAATTCTAAACTTGCAAAATATCCCTCAACCTCTCCGCTATCGACTTGCTCTTCTTTGAGGTGTAACGTGCCATAAACTTTGTCATATCGCAAAAATTCCTCTTTGTAAACGATGTCGCAGTTTATATTCCTGATTTGTCCGCTCCGTTGAGCTAGTTGAATGAAACCTTTGTAACCCATCTGGAATTGTGCTTCGTTTATTTTTACCCAAGTGTTGCCTTGCTTCTCGTTTCTGTTATACGGCACTATGTATGCCATTCCAAGACTTGGTTCAATCGGTAGTTTTAAAGTCGCTGCTTTCATAGCAGCGGTCATGATACTTTCATTGGTAGCTTTAGCTAGTAGGTTATTGTTCGTTACGATACTAAGCAAACTGGCCACGAATTGCTGGCCATTACCGTCTAGCACTTCAGAAAATTTCTGTTTTACTGCTGGTGAGTTAAAAAAATGTTTATGTGTTAGTTCATTTGCCATTTTATTTTCTCCTTAAATCTTCGTTGTCAATCTGCGTCTAGCATTTTGCTTCAGGTCGTCCAAACCGTTTTTATAATCATCAATAAGCCCTAAATTGCTATCGATAAATTGCTCGACTACTCTGTTCAGCAAGTCTTGCGACGTAGAGCCTTCGAGTTCAGCTAAAACTCCAATCAACTCTTTTTGTTTCGGAGACATTTCAATTCTGATATAACTTTTCCCTTTGTTTGAAGGTATATTTGTCATTTTCTTCTCCTTTTTCTTTTAGTAATTAAACATTGTCCCACAGTATCCAGCTTCTTCTAATGCTAATCGGTTCAAATAGTGTGACATATCGCTAATACTCATTTTTCTAACCATTTTCTCGGTTAGATAATCGCCATCAATTTCTTCTCTCATTTCCTCTCTAAGTTCTTGTTTCCATTTTTTGTAATATAATCGTTTCTTCATTTTCTTCTACCTTTCGTCTTCTTAAGATTCCAATTTTCACGCTTTATGCGTCTATTTTCGTTTTGCAATTTTAAAATAATATTTTGTTGCTCGTTGATGATTTCCCCGAGTTCTCGGCCAAGATGCATATACTCAGCTCGCCAGTTGTCGATTTCTTCGTGTAGCTCCTGAATCATATCTCATCCCCTACATATCGACGTCGACCGCATCCGATATCCACATACTCGCTTGGGTCAAGTTCTTCTCGTTCTTCATGCGGTTGCATCATATCTCTGTCATAATCAAACATGAGCATACACCTTTCCAAGTTCCAACACTCGTTTCACATATTTGGCCTTGGATGTTAGCCCAAGATCCAGCAATTCGTTTTTTTCTTCATGATTGGCCAAAAGCCATACACGGTTTTCAAGTTCAATTCTAGTCATTAGCGTCTCCTTTGCTCTATCCCAAATACTTTGTATAGCGTGCTCTTCGTGGTTCTGGTAAGGCTAGAGGGTCAGGTCGCAATCCTTGAGGCGGTTCGTTGTCAAACGTAAAGCCCTTGAACTCCCGACGGATATTCTTACGAATCTCCTCACGCTCAATCTCACGACCCATTTCAAGAAGTTCATTACAAGCTCTAACCACTTGCGTGTCATATTCTTCTTGCAAACGTCTTTCTTCCTCTTCCTGTTTCTCCATCTGATGAACTAGGATTCCTGCGCTGATAAATCCTAAAAGCACTGCGCCAGTTCCTAAAAGCTGATTAATTAATGGTGGTTCAAACATTATTCTTCCTCCTCGTCTACTTCTGACAAATTCTCTTTAATCGCTCGTTCTGGATCCATGCCATTTAATACGTCTTTGATGACATGTGAGATGTCGTGGATTACTTTCAATGGCTTTTCTAACTCATTAGGTAACCCTAAAAGTTTTGCAGTTAGCAACCCAAGCATGGATAATTTATGTAGCTTCTCTTGCAGCTGTTCAATGCGTTCAATTTTTTCTTGTTGCGCTTTGATAATTTGGTCTTTGTCAATCATTGTTTTTCTCCTCTAAATCTTTAATTTTTGTTAAATAATTTATGCCGTTTCTTCTAATTAGCAGTACGTTGCCAATTGTTGTGATACCATTGAATTACGGCATCCCTTGGATATTTTTCGCGTTTTCCTGGAATCCTTGGAAAGTCTTCGTGGCTATTAAAACGATCATCAAACGTTCCTGTGTCTCTTGTGCCAAGTAACATCTCAGAACATTGTGACTTATTTAATTCCATCGGATAACGTTTCTTTTCATCTGTGATGACGTTCATCACTTTTAAAGTTCTATCCATCAATCCAGCTTCAAACTGGTCTAATAATTGATTCATTAAGTCATTCATGATATAATTTCCTTGAATAATTTTGTTGAGCGCCTGATTCCCGTCAGGTGCTTTTTGTTTTATCTTAGACAGAAAGTCTAATCTTTGACAGGTTTGGCTTTTAATTCAATTTCAATAATACTAAGTCGATCGATTGCTTCTTGCAATTCTTCGGCTTTTTTTGATACTTCTTTACAGGCTTCCTTTAGTTCTTCAATACCAGAAACTTCAACATTAAGCCGATATCCTATTGGCCTCATTTCATACCCTCGTTTTACTTTCCAGCGCCCTGAGCTCAATCTCATGGCTGACTTGTTCCAATAGCTTCTCACACGCTATTTTTGCTTCTCTGTACGTTTTAGATTCGCTGATGAAGTAATCAGCAAGTTCAATGACTTTATCTTCCATGATTTTCTCCAAAAATCGGTCTCAAGACCGATGTGCCTCCTTCAAAAACAGCATATATTTATATTATCCTTAACAAGAAAGGAGCTGATGCAAATTGGCAAAATTTTTGAAGGGGACTGTGGTTCAGTGATTCAGTTTGGCTAGGTAACCAACACGTTTTTACTGCGAGTGTGACTGCACGGAGCCTGTCGCTGACTATAAGAGGGACTGCAGCTCTGCTTATAGCGGGACTGACAGACAACTACCGAGCGGCACTCAAAGACTAGCCAAACCACGTTGATTGCAGTGCTGGACGCATGACCAGCGAAGTTTCAACCAGTCGCTTTACACCGACTGTGAAACCTTATCAAAGTATGCAAGTCTTGACCTAGTGTAAAGTAGGTTAAGACTTTTTTATTGCTCAGGAACTTGTGAATCGTTCAAAGAAATCTTAGAGTCAATCTCGTCCACTTTCTCAGCAATATATGTCACGGTCCTCAATATCTCATTGAGGGCTGTTCTTTCTAATTCGTTCATTCTATTCTCCTTTCTTAACGAGGTAATTCTGATGAAATTAAATCCTCATTTCAAATCAGCTTAGCAATAAATTTTAAGTAGACAGTAGCATGGTTGCTTTCAGCCGTGCTTTTTGTTTTGATTGCTTGCACACCTTTTAATTTCTGGTTATTCAAATAAATACCATCTTCTCTTATTTTGAGTTCATTCATCCGTACTCCACCTTTTTTGATATAATTTAGCTATCTCATACGAAAGGAGTATAACTATGATTACTTGTCACATCATGATTAATGGTCGTGTTGAACCTCTATCAATGACATTGCCTGCTGTTCCTACTATCGGTTCCGTCATTGCTAAGTCAGCAGACCATAAATCTGAGCATTACTTAGTGAAATGCGTTGAGTATGTCAACGGACATGATACTGTCAATCTACATGTTCAACCATTTCCTAACCAAATCAGTGCTGTCAACGCTGTTGATGGTTTCAGGAATAGCAGATAACTCTACTATCTTGACCCAGTAGCTATCTAGCACTTTCTTATCAACGTAGACCGCTTGTTCGCATAAACCGATGTGTCCATCAATGACCATCGCTCTACGGACAAGTAGGTCTTTTTCTGTTTCCAGTTCAATACGTCCAGCAATATTGCCAGAGATTTCAAGGTACTTGCCTGGTTCTTCCATCTCTACTCCTTTCAAACCAAAGTCCTAAATTAGAAATTTTAAACTTCTCTCTTTTATTTATTTAGAGAAGTAGGACTTGTTGTTAATTAATATTTATTGTTAGTTAATACTTGTTGTTAGTTAGTATTTATTAGTGCCTAAATTTTCTGATTTGTAAAATACAGATTTGTAAAATACAGATTTGTAAAATACAGATTTGTAAAAATCGGAAATGTAAATCCTAACCTGTGGATAACTTAGATATACTTTC